GGGAACCTTCATAGAGGGGGACGTGCGATACGTAAGGTTCACCAACTTGGATGACACCAACTTCGTGACGCTGACTTTCAAAAACGAGAACGACGACGAGTTCGCCGTAAAGGTGGATGCGGGATATAGTTATATTTATCCAGCGGATAACTCTGGTGGCGTGGTGGACACGATGGATGCAATAGATGGAGCGGGGTTAACCCTTTCCTTGGCAGACTTGGTGAACGTAACCGCAGACGCTGACACTGGGTCATGCGACATGGAAATATTCGTGGCAAGCGTATAGGAGTAAACTTATGAGTACTAAGAAAATAACGGCATTAACGGAACTATCCGCTGCTCCAGCGGCTACGGACATGATACCCGTGGTGGACGTGAGCGATACCACGGATGCATCGAGTGGCACCACGAAAAAGATTACTGCGACTAACTTCTGCAAGGGCGTTGGGATCGGCGCTGGCACGACTGCGGCTGAACCCGTTAAGATAGACATGTCGAACGGAAGAATGGGGATTGGGACGGGAAGTCCTGGAACGGATTTATCCGTATATTCGGATGATGCGGGAGTTAATGCGGAAATTCTAACTGCTGTTGCTGGCGCTGGCGCTGGCGATCCTTTCCATACTTTTTTAGTTGCTGGCGTTGAAGAGTGGTCATTGGGTTTGGACAACAGTGATTCGGATTCATTTAAAATAAATAACTCTGGGGCGTTGGGAGCTTCTGGTGGTTCTACTGGAGACAAATTAACGATAACTACGTCGGGCAACGTTGGAATCAGCGAGACCACGCCTTCCAAAATGCTTGACGTCTATAATGGCGCATCGGGCGGAGATATATTGTGTTATGACATATATAGTCATGATGGCGGAGTAACTACCTCTGACTCCCGTAAAAAGAAATTAGTGAAGGAATCTCCCTTGGGTTTGGCGTTTGTCAACGAGCTGACTCCCGTGCAATACCAATGGAAAGACGTTCCCAAGAAGGATGGGGGCGTCGGGATGAATGAGTTCCCGAAGGAAACTTACAAGCGCAAGCATTACGGCATGTTGGCTCAAGACGTACTGGCAGCCGTGGAGAGCGTGGGGCTAACGTCGGATGATTTCGCTGGATATATCTACGAGGAAGATCGTGATCTTCATGGTTTGCGATACAATGAATTTATATCACCGTTAATTAAAGCGATTCAAGAATTATCCGCTAAGGTAACTGCGTTGGAGAACGCATAAGCATGGCATTCTCGCAATATGGTAGTTGGCAACGCTCTTCTGGGCGTCTTGACGATCCCATCGACATAGATGGTGACGGGGGATTTTCGGGATTAGACAGTTACAGTGAACCCACCTCGCTCAAACAGGGCATGGTGACTGCAAGCGAGAACATGAGGTTCGACGGCGGCAAGGCCACCGTCAGGAAGGGATTGGAGTTCAAGGCAGGTAGTACTTTTGCATTCACTTATTCCAGTGGAGTGGACGAGGTATTCGCATCAGGTGTGGTCACTGACGTGGATGATACGAATCGTGATTACTTGCTGGCTGCGACCAAGACCAAGGCACTGCTGTTTGGCAACGTATCGGAAGCGGATGAGATAGTGGCTGAGGACGGCTCCTACTTAACCACTGAGGATGGTTCACGCATAGCGACCAAGACCTATGATCGCTACGTTAGCTACTACAGCGCGGAGTTTGCCACTTCCGACGTCACAATTGCGGATGAAACCTTTACTGAAAGTTCGCACAAATACCAGACGGGTGATGCGGTGCAAGTCAGCACGACTACCACTATACCAGCGGGATTAGCGGTATTAACCACCTATTACGTTATAAACTCGAGTTCCAATACGATCAAGTTAGCCACTACCTTGGCCTTGGCGAAAGCAGGGACTGCGATAAACATTACAAGTACGGGAGCGGGAACGCACACCATACAGACCGTGGTGACTGACTCGATGAAGGCAAGCGTACTACAAGCGAACAACAAGGTATTTATCTTTAGGCCAGGGGCGCGCCCCCTTGAGTGGGACAGCAGCTTTACCGATACGAATGGCGACGGCACGGTGGATTCCGTGTTTGCCGCGAAGACCACAACAGCCACTTCGGGAAGCGCATGCCCTGAAGCTGACTGGGCAATATATTTCCGCAACAGGTTGATTGTTCCCACAGCCGACACCATATCCACAACCGTTACAAATAATCCCCAAACCATTTTAATGTCGGACATATTGGACGACAACGAATACGTCATAGACGGTGAGTTTTACATGAACAAAGGCTCAGCCGATTACATTATTGGAGCCATACCCTATCAGGAAGATCAGCTCATCGTGATGATGAGAAGAAGCATTCATATGATAAGTGGTATACGGAACACTTCCACTGCCATTCACACGGAGATAACCAGACAGTATGGATGCGTGGCGAGAAAGACCATAGCGCAGCAAGGGCCGTACACTTACTTTTTAAGCGACAATGGAATATACTCGTTGGCGCCAGGAATGGATCCCGCGAAAACAGGTGATGCAATAGCCATTAGTAAGGTAGCTCCCTTGGCTACTCCGATGTCTCGCGCCATCAACGACGTAATAGACGAGGTGAATTTCGACGATAGTACGATTAGCAAGGCAGTGGGCATTATCCATGAGAACAAATATTTCATTGCATTGCCCATTACCGATGGCACCGATCAGGACTGCACCATAGTGATGGTATACGATTTCTTGCTACAGGCGTGGGTGAGCAGGGATACTTTCCCGACTGGGTTCGTGATAGACAATTTCGTAATCACCAGCTTTGGGGGTGGAAATACAAAGCGCCGCTTATTCGTGGTGAACGACAAGGGGTGGTGGATATACGGGGAAACCCAAACCGACGACTCGACTAGAGTAATAGGCACGGATACCACGGAGTCCACGGTGATAGCGGGTAAGTTGATTACGCGCAATTACAATATGAACAACGTGGGGGTGAAGAAGTTCCACACAGGGCAAGTGGCATGCGATTTAAGCGACAACGACGTATTCACTATTACGGCATCCACCACTGATCCTGATTCCACGGGTGATGCTATTACCGTGACGGGTGACTCCACCGAGGACATGCTCACGCGCTTTGGTATACGGAGCCGTGGGTATTCCGCCAAAGTTGAAATCAACGTCAGCGTGGGACGCCCCACCTTCAAGCATATCGTGGTGGAAGGAAGCAGCTTGGTGCTGGGAGCGAGATCGGAGGACGTGGCATGATCGCTGAACAAGACAAAGTCAAATTGGATGCATTATTATACGAGTTGGCTGACTTCGCGTTGGAGAACGACAATGGGAAATGCTTTCCTGATTGGACGCGAGAGAGCGTAAAGAACTTCCTGCATCTTCATTTGAACCAAAAGACATTAGTTTTTGTGCGAGCAAAGGAAGAATTGGTTGGTCTGGTTACTTGGTGGAGGTGGGAGAAAGACGAGCTTCCAGACATGGAGGGAGATGAGATTTTCACAAACCCACCACCTTGTCGTTCCGATGGGAACTTAATATATATTTCAGACGTGGTGGCAACAGTTCCAAATGTAATGAAGGTAATGGGTAAAGAAATTACCCGAAGGAATCCCGATTACGCCGAATGTGAAATTTGGGGAACTAGGGAATCTAGAAAAACAGGCGAGGTTAGGCGGGTGCAATACAGCAAGAGATTGCTAGATTTGATCAATATCAAGGACTAGTCATGGGAAAAGGTTCAAGTATAAATTATCCTGCGCAACCGTCATACGGCGATAGCTTACGGGACTCACTTCGGGCGCAGATCGACCTTGGCCCAGAGTACTTCCAGGCGGAAGCGGAGACTCGTCCACGCTATGCGCAACTGGAGACAGACATACTTCGCGACACCCTGCTTGGCAGGGGAGCAGCCGAAGCCTCTAGAGGCGAGGGGATGCTGGGCTTCATGGGGGCGCCAGCCCAGAAATTCGCCACAGGCGACGTACAGCAACCACCGTGGGAAGACCCAATGGAAGCGCAGTTCGAGCAGGGGTTTGGTGGGCAGCAGATACAGCCATACCGAGCGCCGTGGGAGCAGCAGCAGCAAGTAGGCGGAGAACGGCCATTTCTTGACGAGTGGTTTAGCGGCAAGGAAGGAGCGCGTGGCAGCGTGACGAATCCATATCCCCAACGTGGCACACCAGAGTATGACTCGATGATAGCGGAAGACAGGGCAGACCCAACACAGGCGGAAGGATGGGCGGCATTAGATAGAATGAAGTCGGGTCTGAAAGAAGCGGGAGCTGGTGGAGGTGCTGAAGGAATGAGAGCTTATAGGGAAAAGTTACGCGCGGAAGGAGGAGGTTACGCTCCAAGGCCCATGGATGAGGGCATGATGGAAAGGCAAGCCCAAGCACGAGCGATAGATCAGCAACGCGCAGCGGCGCAAGGGCAAACCATAGGCGAGGGGCAGAACCAGCGCTTCAGGCGCCCAGGAAGAGCCCAAAATTACAAAGAGAGGTGGGGCTTCGACGCACGTGATGCAGCAAGCCATGGAATGTCAGACACTCAAACGTCTGGCATGCCAAGGGATCAACTAGGAGCAGCTCAACAGTGGACTACTGCAAAGTTGAAAGCAGAGCAAAGCGGTCAACCTGTTCCGCCGATGCCAAACGTGTTGCAGGGAACGGCATGGGGCGACCAGTATGGAAGAGCGGCTGAGCCACTCGCAACATGGGAAGACGTGGACGCAGGGCGTGGTGGGGCAGTAGGTGGTGGGGCAGTAGGTGGTGGGCAACAACCAGCCACTGGAACAGGTTGGAGTCCTACTGACAGGGAATACAGAGAAGCCCAATTCGGTGGACTAGCTCCACGTGGGCCATCACCCGAAGAGGTTGCTATGGGGCAACCTGGCAGGCCGACTTCCGTGGACATGGGGGGTGGGGTGCAGGTGGATATACCGCAAGGCACACCGCAGGCGGAGCGTCTGCAAGTAGCCAGAGAAGCGCAATACGGAGAACGCCCCACTGAACAGTCACGCATAATGGAGGGCTACAGAAGGCCAGGATAT